AGGACGTGGATTTAAAGCACCTTTAAGTCGTATGGAATGTTTTACGATTGATTCAACAGGAACGATTTATGTAGCAGAACGTGGTGAGGAAGGTGGTGACGTAGTTCGAATTACAAGTGCAGGAGAAGTCACTGAATTTAAAAGTCTACTTACATACTTTACATACTCAATTGCAGTTGACGATTCTGGAATTCTATATACAACTACACCTGGAAAACACTGTATTTACAAAGCAAAACTTGGAGTTGATGAGAGTGCTACTATCCTTGCAGGAGATGAGCGACAAAGTGGATATGTAGATGGTAGAATCCAAGCGCGTTTTAATCAACCTTGGGGACTTGTAATCGGTACAGATGGAAATATCTATGTTGCTGATTTTGATAATCACCGTATTCGTAAGGTCACACCTCAAGGCGTAGTGACTACATTAGCAGGTGATGGAAACGGAATGAGAATGGACGGTATAGGCGTTGAATCATCTCTTTACTATCCAATCTATTTAGCGTGGCATCCTCGTGATATGATTCTCTATGTAGTAGAGGGCGATGATGACGATCTTGCAATTCGTAATATAGATGCAGATACAGGAGCAGTTGCAACTATCTATTCAAATTATTCAAATGATGGAGAAGAATCTCCAGTTGCTCCAGCTCCCCCAGTCTTTCTCACACCTCCAACATCTCCTCCTTCAAAAGACATTGAAACAGGTTCAGGTGATGTAATTTCATCGGATGATATTGAAGAAGGTTCAGTTGTAGGACAGATTGTAGGTGAAGGAGGAACAATTGCAAAGTCAAGTTATTACTTCCCTAACTCATTAAATAACTTATGGGCTCAAGGACCATCAAAGTTCATAGATCCATATACCCGAAAAAAGATTGTAGGTGTGAACTGGTATACAGCTCACTTAGTGCCTGCAGGTTCATTAGGAGGTCGCAAAAAGACGAGAAAGGTCAAGAACTCTAAGCGTAAGACATTCCGTAAAAAACGAACCCAGATTCGTAAACCAAAGAAATCTCACAAGTAACAATGACTCCACACCAATGTTCTGCGTGTCGTGCATTTATTTACGACACTCTGAGTGTTCCCATTTCTAAAGATGAACTGTATTATGGATATTACAATCTGAAATGTATACCCGCTATGATTCCCGAACTAGTCCCTGAGTTTCAAAAACTTGTATCCGATCATCGTTTTGAGTTGGGACAAGTTCCGTTAAGAAAACACACAACGTATATTGCAATACGACTGATTGAGTCGGGATTAGTGAAACGAAAGGGTATTTCCTTTCATGGAGAAATCTCCAATGGAAAACCATTGATGATGTCTCTACATTGGATTCATTACTATTTTGAAAAACTCAAATATCTTCAATCCATTCATGATAGTCATTCTGGGGGATACCGAGAATCTCCTCCTGCTCCCTTACCACCATACATTCTCATGCGATACGAAGATGCAGGATTTGTCTCGATTAAAGACAACATGCTGTAACTAAGTAATGTTCCTCCAACCTAACTATATGGCTGAACCACCTGCATGGTTCTATCCTCGCATCTTGGTTGGAGCAGGTGACATGCTAACTCCTTCATTTTGTTCAAAATATAAAATTACACACGTTATCAATTGCGCATTCCCAGAAGATTCACCTGCTTGGTTTCGAATACAAAATCCTACAAAGTATGTAGGTTTAAGTGCAGAAGATTCATTAACTGTCAATATTCTCACATGGTATCCTGCGTTTGAGACCGCATTATCCACCTTTTTACGTGAACCTAACTCTGGAACAGTGTTTGTCCACTGTCAATGCGGTATTAATCGCTCTGCGTTCTTAGCGCTGACCTATATTACGACTCATTTTTCAATGCCGTATGATTCTACGTTTGCACTCTTAAAAAAGCAACGACCGTGTATGTTCACAAATCCAGTCTTCAGGAAGCAGACAGAAACATTTGTAAATGGATGTGTTCCGAATTCGTAAAACGAGAGAGGTGGGAAGTACAGGATCTTCAATGGGAACTTTAGATTCAATTCATCAAGACCAAGTTCGGGGGTTATATACTTCGGACATACAGCGGGATGAATTGACTCTTAAACTTAAGACATTGCAAACACAACGCGAAACATTGAGTACTTCAACTGAACTTACTGAGATTGTCAAATGTTCTCAGATTGATCGCCAAATTCAAGAAGTAGAAGATGAATTGTCAAAGACTAATCCAGTAGAAGAATACTATATGAAAAATGTAGATATCTTGCTAGACTATTATGGTAAGGAAACCTCCAGTGTTTCACAATCCACTCCACTTCCTAAAGACGCAAATACATTCATGAAATTCTTTTCAGCCAATACACCTGCAGCAGATACAGGATTATCCAAGAAACAGATCTTTGATGAATATGTGACTCGTATGAAACTAACTCATGGTCCAGAAGCAACTCAATTATTAACTGAACACTGTCCTGAATGCAATGTAGCGCGTGAAGAAATCAGTTCAGAAGGTATTTTAGTCTGTCCATCGTGTGGTTCTGAAGAATATGCATTGGTCGTTTCAGATTTTCCAAGTTTCCGTGATCCACCCAAAGACCGAAACAATTACGCATATAAAAAGATCAACCATCTGAATGAGATTCTGAACCAGTTTCAAGCAAAGGAATCTACCATTATTCCTGAAGAAGTGATGAATGAAGTGATCTTAGAAATCAAGAAACGTAGAATTGATAATATTGCTGATATGTCTGAAGAGGACATACGTCAGATTCTGAAGAAGTTAGGACGATCCAAGTATTACGAGCATCGTGCACATATTTTGAGTAGGTTGAACGGTAATCCTCCACCAACCATTACCCCTGAAATTGAGGAAAAAGTTCGTGCAATGTTTCAGGAAATTCAGGCGCCGTTCTTATTGTATTGTCCGAACGACCGAACGAACTTTCTGTCGTATTCCTACATTTTGTACAAGTTCTTTGAGTTGCTAGATTTGGATGAATACAAGGTGTTCTTTCCATTGTTGAAATCACGCGACCGATTGATTGCTCATGATACGATTTGGGCAAAGATCTGTGATTACTTGAACTGGGAATTTATTCGGAGCGTATAAGTAAATGATGTCTGGATACACATATGAAGAGTTTCAAAAGAAGTATCCTGTAAATGCCAATCCTATGAATAATCATTCTATGAATCATTCTACATTTAAGCTTCCACTTATTCAGTTAGACGATGTGAAGAAAATGGACGATAAAGAGATTGCCACACAACTAACAAAAGATGATACTCTAAAGAAGACATATGAAGCTAAAGGCTACAAGTGGAACGAGCCTGTGGAAAAAATAAAGGATATTGATCGTGATGGGAAGGCACTGTGGCTACTATTCGGTAGTCCTACAGGTGGACCACTGCGTTCATATATAGGATTGAAACCAGACGTTTGGAAACAAATGAATCTGCGTATAAGTCCAGTTGCTGGACCTGGTCTCAACGCAGTAAGAACACTCAGGGCAGAGAAGGAGAAGATACAGAAAGGACAAAGTCGTCGTAAGTCACGAAGCAAGAAGGCTCGTAAAACTCGTCGGTCTACTCACGGTCGCTCGGCAAACTCATAAGACCGTAAAGAACACCGAAAAAGACTAAGGTATGAAGAATGAATCCAAATGCTGTAGGGCATCCATTGACTGCAACCCCTGCGATCAATGAATTCACAAACTTGAATGTAACTGGATTGGCTACAAGGAAAAACGCAAGGGCAGAATACAACGAATACTTAAACTTCAATCCTTCAGACTTGACTCCCATTTATGTTTTATAAAGTTTTTAACTATACATTGAATCCGTTTTACCAAAAAATGAATCTAGTTTAACTCAATCTTCCCAAGGACAAAATGAGTTACAACGATAAGATTGAGTTAGTTGCAGATGAAATGGTTAAGTTTGTTAAAAGGAAGATTGAAATGGAGTTTGATGGTACTCTTAGAAGACAAAGACATCAACTTGAGTGTAGTGAAGCGTACTACGAAATCTACAAAAAGCACTTTGGAGATCTAATTGATCATAGAATCTCCGACAAAATCAGTGTCTTAGGAGGATGTCTTGGTTGTCTATTTACATCCATCTGCGAATCCACTATGGAGATTGATGAGATGAGTACTACTATTGAAAAATACATCAGACTGCAAGTGAAGACTATGAATCTGTGGAGTGTTTAGACTAACTTCTTGAGAAGGTCACGGATTTCTTTTAGAACAGATAAAGGTGTTTCATCAAATGGATTAGACATTGTTTCAACATATTTAAGTTTTTTCTGTGCATCTTCAAGCTTACCTCTTGCTACAATTGTTTTGTAAAGTTTGCTTTCTTTGTATTCTTGGTATCCTCTAGCAAGTGTATGATGTGTAATAAGTTCCATCTTCTTTAGCTTGTAGGAAATACTACCAGGTGTTCTAAAATGAGCATCTGCGATTTCACTTATGTTCATTTTCTTGTTTTCATATTCATCCTTAATGGTTTGTAGTTCATTCTCATCCCAGACAGCTTTTTGACGATGATAATACTCAGGAGCGTTCATTTTCCACACTATATTACTTATTTTGGAAAAATCAGATCCATTTTTAACGATTTTACTCCAATTCATTTCCATCTGTATCTGTTTTTGCATAACAATCGCTTATATAATGACTTGTTCTTCCACAACGATAACAAGCACCAGATTGACTTGTCTTAACTACTTTAGGGGTATACTCTTTAACAACTTCTTTGATAGTTGTATACACAACCGTTGTCTTAACTTCTTGCTTTTTTCTAGGCATTCTTTCGTTCTCTATATATCATTTGTTTGTAAAAAAACATCCATTTTTGAACTAAACTATTTTTGCTCTAACCTTGAAACCCGTTCCAATAAGTCTTTGAGAACAATCAATACAGGTTCAATCATCAAGATCTTCTCTTGATCATACTTTCGGGCCAGTGGTAGATTGTTTGAATAACTGTTTCGTTCAACACATTGTTTCTTGAGTTCAATGAAGTTCTCAAGAACCATAATGGGATTGTTTCGTCTCTCGTCTTCACGTCTCTTCTTCTCTTCCAACTCTGCAATCTTTGCATGCAAGATCATCAACTCATGTTCAACCGTATTCATTATATAGTTAAAAAGGCTGGATTCGTTAAGATTCTTTTTTTGCTTGTAACTTTGCTTCTAATTGTTGTATCTTCTTCTGTACTTCAACTGATTTTTTGAGTAAGTCTTTCTCTTTTGCAAGATCATGAACACCTTCTTCTCGTCCATAGAAGATGTCCCAGTTCAGACTCTTTAAGGTTTCATACTGTGATTTGAGGGTTTCATATTCTGCCTTGGCTTTTCTAACTTTGGATTCTAAGGACTTCATTTTATTATCATCTACTTTGAAAAAATTAGTCCATTTTAGACAGAGAGTGATCGTTCTCGGACTTCAGAATCTATGAAGTCATTATTCATCCATAAACCAGATGCACGACCGCTGAATTTAGTTACGTTTGTGCGATGAATCGTATCCGCTAGACTTCCGTAGTCATACGAGTTATCTACGATCGTTCCATTACTAAACAGACGTTCTAACGCCCAAGCAGTTAACATATCGTCTGTGGGTTCCATTGGATTTCGTGGTGGAGTTGGAATGTTTGGAATATACCGATGACTATCACGACCGATAAGAATTGCTTCATCTACATTTCCACCACTATCACGAAGTTCTTGGATTGCACGACTTCGTGTAATACCTGCTTCTTGAATTACTTGTGAAATACGGTCTTCAGTAGTGAAAGTATACGGTGCAATACTAAACCATATACCTCTAACTGGTTCTACAACTTCTTCTTTTGGTGGTGGTTCTGGGCGATTAAGTTCAATGTCGGTCAGAGTATGACGACACATGGGGCAAGTGGACGCATCAGAAGTCCATTTAGTCAAACATTTAATGTGGAAGGAATGGGAACAACTCAGAACACAGCAACCTGTAGTCTGAGTTATACTTTCATAGCAAATTGGGCAGTCAGTCATTTTTTATCAGTTGAATCTAATTTAGTTTGGAGTTTTAAATCCATTTTAATATCGTCTCATCATTGCCTCAAATTGCTTTTGTTGTGCTTCCCTTCGTGCAGTCTCTTCCTTGTCTTCAACGACATTCATTGAATAGGGAATTCCATAGATGTTACTGCATTCTAAACTGAATCCAGTACGTTGATATGTGCTGAATGCCAAGATCTCTGATAAACGTGACATCAAATAGAAATCAAGTAATGTGTCTTTTACTTGATCGTCAGTAGGTTCTTGGTTCTGACCGATGTGGCAGATTGCAGTTGGAATTGAGTGAATGTTTCCACCTGTGAGTGCATCTTTGACTGCTGTATTGGAAGAAACTAAAACATAGGTCTTGCCTTCTTCAACCTTGGATC